GTGCATGAGTACTGATATACTTCACGATTTCCTGTGCGGTTTCATCAAGTCGTTTTTCAAGTTTTCCAATAATGTCTTCAGCATACTCTTCTACCATATTTGATATAGCAACACCTAGTTCATCAAGCGTAACCAATGATATCACTCTTTCTGATCTTAGATTTACTCAAGTAAAGTTCAATGAACTGTCCAATTTGATAAGTTCGTTCAATCTTGTAAATGTCCCCTACAATGTCAGCGTATTTGCTACCATCGTACAAGAAGCTTTGAATTTTAAGTGCTAAATCGATTCTTATATCTGATCGTTTGCTGTCATAATATTCGTTTGATGTAATGCTAAAGTTTAGACCAAAAACTTCTTTTGAGTTTATAAGTTGGTATGTTGAAGAACCAATAGAATTTTGAACCAAATCCATGGTTAGCAATTTTATGGATATATTGGGTGAATTAGGATACATTTTCTGAAACTCCTTGTGTTAGTGCAATCTGACCAACCAACATATCAAATGTCTTTGGTAGTTCTTTTGCACTCCCATCATTCTTAAAGCCAAAAAACGTCTTCACATAAATAATAATCACTGTGCTAACCATGGGATTTGATTCATCATTTATATAAGAAGGATTAATTCCACAACTCGTCAGGTATGCTTTGCAACTACCAATGTGAGTGTTCAACTCGTCATCAGCAAATGATTCTGATAAAGGTATTAGTAGTGCTTTTTTTACAATGTCTAGTATAGCCATGAAATCAATCCTTTCTTAACCTGTTAAATTGCTTTAGTTACTATGCTGCAGCTTTCTTTTTAATACGTAGGAATCCGTTGTACCCCACTACGTTACCACCAGTGAATACTGATGCTTTGTAGCTGATGATTCCATCTTTGAATTTGTAATCAGTTGATTTTCCAATTTCAACTGGTGAGAATACTGGAACTTCATAATTTTTAAGTCCTCCATATGCGATACCGTATTCTCCAGCCGCAGTATTACTATCAGCGATGGCTTTACAATGAGAGTTGATGATATAAGGAATACCATCTATAGTCTTGTTGACATAGTCAATAGTATGTACTTTTCTTCCTTCTTGAGTCTTAAGTCCTGCAAATGCACGTAAATCATTCTTATTCAAGATAAGAACTGCTCCACCTTCGACTTCTTCATCACCACCATAGGCAAAGACAATATCATCAAGTGTTGAATCAGTAATTGCTTCGATTTCAAGTGGTGCTTTATCAGCTAATGCTACTGCTGCATCACTAAAGATACCTGTGAAGGTATTCGTTGTTCCAGCACCACGTAAAATCTGCTCACTGATTTTCTTTTTCAATGAAATATTGATGTTACGTAGCACTTCAGCTTGGTAAGGAATAGCAGGTAGTTTTTCAAGTTCCTCTGTGATTTCTGTATAAGCAGTAATCTTCACTTTAGAAATTGTCAAATAACCAAATGCAGGTTCTGTTTCACTGTAAGGTTGTCCCTCAAGTGTTGTTCCAGCAATACCATTGTTTTTAACAAATGATTTCTTGTACGTTTCTCCACCATTTAGGTTAATGACATTTACACGATCAACAAGTGTTGAAACTTGAGCAAATGGTACTGGTGCTAATCCTGAAGCAGTGTGATCAGGTAGTAAGATTTCTTCACTTGATACTTGAATCACACGACTTTCACGCAAACTTGCTGCACGTTGCTCTAGTTTTTCTTTATCAATTTTAGTTCTATTATCAATAACGATTGGCTTGATTTCAGCTTTGCTAGCAATTGCCATTTTCTTATCAATAATACTTCTTTCTTCTTGAAGCTCAGTCGTTTCAGTTTCGAATGCTTCAAGTTTTGTAATATCTGTTTCATTATCGACAAGACCTCTAATTTCAGTCAGTCTTGACTCGATTTCTTTTCTTCTAAGTTCTAAGTTCATGATTTTTTTCTCCTTTTAGATTTGTGATTTGATTTTGATACGTTTTTTGATAATGCTTGATTTTTGTTCCTGCTCTACTAACTCCATAGCCTTTAGTTCTAACTCCATAGATTCTAAAGAACGAGCATATATAGAAGTTGCATCATATGCTGGTGTATCCACAACCGACACATCATACAACCTTTCAATTTTTGTAATAGTTCTCTTTGGAATTCTACCTTCACGATTCCACACTTGTTCATCAACAGTAAAAGCAAAACTCATCTTATCCAGCAAGCCACTTCTTACCATTTTATAGATGTCTTGATTGGTGTTTGTGTCTAATAACTCTGCACGCACTTTTAAACCAATACTATCAACTGCAAGTGATAATGATTGGTTCTTGGTTCTAGCGATGATTAAAAAGGAGTCCATATGATTATATTTCATAGGAACGTCCTTCATTTTTGTTTCCGATAGTGCTCTTGAATCGATTTCTTCTAAGAAACCATATTCTTCATCACCTATTAGCGTTTCATTATTAAAGACTAATGCATAGCCTTCTAGTATCATCTTGTCATCTTCTTCATGAAGCGTGACATCAGCTAATCTAGTTTCCTTTATCATCTTTACGAGTCTCTACTTTCTTCGGTTTTGGTTTTGCTTGTTTTTGGTACTCATATTCAAGCTCTGAGTCTTTATAGAAAAGTGACTCGAGTTTTTCTTTTTTGCAATAATCATCAATGATAATCGTTTTCTTTTTTTGTGTATCTAAAATGATTTTGAGTGCATCTTCTGATATCTTTCCATTAACTGTTATTTTCATCTATAGGGTCCTCCGTTCCTACTTGATATTGATTCGCTTTATCTGCATCAACAAAGTTTAATGATTGAAGTCGTTTGTTTCCACCTTCGATTGGTTCTAAACCGAGAAGTGCTCTTGATTCATTAAGTGACATTATTCCTAAACTCATAAGTTTCTCAATTGCAGCAACTTTTGTATTCCATGAGGCATACTGTAATCTTTCACTGTAGAAGATGATTTCCTCACCACGTTCTAACTGATTATCAGTCAATAAGCCTAAAGAAAAAGCCTCGCTAAGTTGTATAGCTAAAGGCTCAATGGTTGACTCATAAAATGAGTTGTATTCATCTTCTGTATACTTGCTTGTAAATATTGGAACTGATACTCCAAAGTAATCCAGTATCTTTGCTTGTAAGAATTCAAGTGTATCCTTATCAATAAGTTTCGGATCAACATCTAAAGGTATATATTCTGATTTCAAATCAATCGGTATAATTGAACTTCCTTTCAAACTTACTGATTCTGAAAGGGCATCATCGAATAACTCACGTTGCTTCTTCTTATCTGTTTCTGATAGCATCCCATTCATCTTCAAGATACCTTTGATTTGCATTGAAGATTTGACGGCATTGTCGATTCCTTGAAGTAAACTATCATTGATGGATATCGTTTTTAAGATGGCTTCATGATCTCCAGTCGACCCAGTACCACCAAAGATATCGTTTTGTCCAAAGTGTCGTCTTAAATGAATCGCATTGTCATATGGCAAAATGTAAGATTCACCATTATCAAACAAGAACTTGATAAAGTAGGTATCAGAACTATCCACAATGATTTCTACCGTGATTGGTCTAAGCGGATAAATGCCTCTTAACTCTCCTGAGTCCTTATCAAACTTTGGATAAACGAATGCATTATCATTCAGCAATAGCAAAGTGATCGTTTTGTAAATAAAGTCATAAGGTGTCATGATATCATTTGGCTTATACTTCAAAAGAAAAGACAGCCTACCTTTTTTCTCGGTTACTGTCTTATCATTTTCGGTTTTTATAAATCTTGGTTTGAGTTTCGCACATTGGCTTGCGACTCGATCAATACATATTTTAACCACATCACTTTTTGATATGTTTGTACCAAACGGTGTGTAAAATGTATTTAAATTGCTGATTAACTGGAGTGCATCAAATGAACCAGTTTTGCCTTTTCTTTTAAAAATAGGCATCTAACCACCTCTTTCATTAAAAAAGGAGAATGTCTCTCCTAAAGTATTTAACAACAACGTTAACATTACAATTTCGACATCTATATACTTGTCGAAAATCAATTGACTAACATAACTTTTTTACTTGATGTTTTGTTGAAGATTTGGTTCTACTGTGACAACTTGATCTATTTCTACTGCATACCCAATTCCAAGATTTAAGTTATCTTTCATTTCTTTAATCATTTGCTGCATCACTTGAACGGGATTAATTCCCGCAATTGCAATTGATGCTCCTGGTTTTGCACTTTGAATCGTATTTAAAAACTTAGAGAGATTTCCATGTTTTGCATTAATTATACCAACTAACTCACAATCAAAATTAAACAGTGGCCCTCCGCTGTTACCATGGTTTACAGAAGAATCCAATCTAATTAAATCAACACCATTATCTATTACAAATGATGATATATATGCATGTGATGCATTTTTTTGAATAATATTCATGGGAAAACCAACTAAAAAACACTCATTACCCACTTCGAGGTTTTTTGCAGATCTAATTGTAACACTACTGTTTGTATGTGTTAGTGGAAATACCGCTAAATCTAAATTCGAATCAGTCTTTATATTAGTAATTTTTATGAAATTCACAAGATCAAATGAAACATACATGTTATTAATATCTGTAATACAATGTTCACAAGTGATTCCATAATCACCATCTACATATACTCCTGATCCAATTAATATAAACTTGCCACTTCTATTTTCAACAACTGCAAATACTGACTCTTTTACTCTCTTATACTCATTTGAAAAATCCATATAATTAACCCCTTTTTGATTAATTATATCATGTTTTCATAATCATTTTTATATCTATTTAAAACTACATAAGCAATAATCAATGCAACTGTCCCGTCAATTCGTTTGTACTTCGAGTTTAACTTCGATGGTTGGATGTTTCCGTTAAGGTCAACCTTCGCTTGTGTGTTAGCTAAACACCATTTTATAATTGGATTATTATTGTAGTTTACAAAGTTGTTCTTTAGATCTGCTTCCATAATTTTCATGGGTTCTGATAATGAATAGATTCCTTGTCTAACTTTCTCCATATTGAAACCTAGGTCTTCCATTTCTTTAATCCAATATTGAGAATTCCAAGGGTCGTATCCAACCCAAAGTGGTCTAATTCCATAGGTTTGAATCATCTTCATGAACCATTTAGTAACAAGACTAAAGTCATTTTGGTTTCCCTCTGTTAATGTTACAAAACCTTTCTTAATCCAAATGTCATATGGAACATTATCTTCTTTGATTCTTTTTTCAACAACTTCACTAGGCATAAAGAAATGAGGGATAACATACTTTATACTGTTTTCTCGCTTTTGAATAACAAGTACTGCAGCTGTTAAATCGGTCGTTGATGATAAATCGACACCACCTATTGCATATGAATCTCTTAGATCATCAATAGAGTATTTGTCTTCATTGTTCAAATCATCAAATGATAACCAGGACCCTGAATCAGCTTGTTTGATATTAAAATCCTTACAAAGCATTGTGACTCTAGTTGAAAGATCATGCTTTGATTTGTTCATAACATCTTCTAAGTAATTATTGAGTTTTACTACTCCAAGACTTGGATTTGATTTCTGCCATGTCAAAGGATCCTCATATATTTCCTTTGTTGAATCTTGAGTATACAACCAAGGTAATACTCTAGCATCTTCAATTTCACCTTTTAACATCTTTCTAACATAATCTAATTTATTATCTAAAAAACCACCAACGGTTGTCCCTTCGGTGGTTATGATAAATATCAGTGGTTCTTTCTTAGTTGATTGTGATTGTTTGATTGCATCATAGACTTTGGAATCAGTCATTTCATGAACTTCATCAATGCAACCAACTTCAATATTGTATCCATCTTTGTTTCTTGATTGTGCAGATAACTTCTTAATCTTGTTTTTGGTCTTTGGAGAATAAATGTGATAGATGTTTTTCTTGCTTCTAGTTTCTTTTGATAATGCTGGAGATTGTTCTCGCATATTATTGATTTCTTCAAAAAGGATATTTGCTTGTTCCGTTGTATTAGAAGCACATACAATATCTACACCACCTCTTGATAGAAAGAATTCTGCCAAATCTATACCAGCAACAAACGTAGTCTTTCCATTCTTTCGAGCAATAAGCAGTATGACTTCATTAAATCTACGTAATCCTGAATTCGCCATCTTAAATCCATAAGCTGTTTGAAGTAATGCCTTCTCCCATAGTTCAAGAATAAATGGCATACCGTTAAATGGTGACTTCGTATGTTTACA